TATGCTGATTATTCATCAACAGTACCCAACATTCTTCATGGTCTAGGTCAGCCATCTTTGCATGAATGGATTCATAAATATCCCTGCTGTTCCGGATCTGAATTCTTTTCACAACTGCCTCGCTTCTCCGACGTTTGCCAAGTTCAATGGCTGCTACAATAGCAGTGGCCTTCTGCTTACCTACGCTTGGGAACGAAAGCAGTACATCGATGGACAGCTTACCAAGTTCGTTCAGGTTGTTTTCAGCTTTTGACAGTATCAACTTCGCCACCTCAAGGGCATCGAGGTCGGCACTCCCTGTACCAATCATGCAAGCAAGCAGCTCTGCATTGCTGAGTGCCCCTGATCCATTCATAATCATCTTCTCAACTGGCCGGTCTTCTGCTGCCCAATCCTTCAACTTCAACTTACTGACCTGCTGTTCTTCGTACTTTTTCATGATTCTATACTTTATTTTTGGTTAAAACTTAAATGTCAAACTTGATCCATTGTCATAATTGAAGCACAACCTTGCTCCGGTCAGGTAGGGAGAATCCATAAACTGGTAAGTAACATTGATTTGCATCCATTCATCAAGTGTTCTGTCTTGACTCCTTGTGTTCGGGAAGCCGACAGAGACAACTACCCCAAGGGCTTGTGCAGCCTTCATTACTTGTGCAGGTGTCATGGGTGTCATGCCTTCATTTTTTTGAGGTTGTTCCAAATCAAATCCAAGTCCTTCTGTTCTACTTCTGTATTGGCATCAGGGTATCTCATGATAATCATCTTAACAAAGATTATCCGGTCATTGGCTTCGACGATGGAGCCGTGGTTCATCAACTCTTGTACGTCTGATAGGTGGCTCATTATAGCCATGTGGACTGACATTTTCATTGCTTTACTTCCGTTACAGATACAACTTCCAAATCTTCGGGAAAACAATCAAGTTCCGGTGCCATTACTTCTCTTGCTTCAGCTTCAGCTGCTTCAGGAGTTTCTCCATCAAAAATGTTGGTCAGGGTCAAACCCAAATCCAAGATTACTACTTCAAACTGCTTCATGTTCTTTTGTATTACGTGTTATTATGATAGTATAAATGTAATCATTAAGTGTGGGTAATGCCCACAGTTAAACATGTAATTTGCTGACATTGTATATTATTAACTTATTCATTTATAGTGATATACAACAAAAGGGGCAACACCTTTCAATGCTACCCCTTATCCATTGGAGTGGACAATTACTTCTGACTTCTTGCTATTTCAATGGCAATCTGAATGTGGCAGATGCTCTCTTCAAGGCAGGAACAACAAGATTCCTGATACCTGTCTCTCCGACATGTGCTTGCTTTTCTGACCTGAAATTCAAACGATTTGGCAGCTTTTTCTTTCGTACTCATGACTTTAAAAATAACAGGTGGAAACCAACATATCATTCTTGGCAAACAGCCGTCTGTTCTCAGGGCATTTCTCGAACCTAACCTCATCATATGAGAACAAGTAGTCCTCCATAATGGACACACGATGGAAGGGGGTACAATCAAGGCAGGTGGCACCAAGATCAAGTTCATTGATTAGCTTGATGTCACAGACGTACTCATAGTAAACATTACCATTTTCCAGCTTGAAGTACTTAGTTTCAAGGTGCCTTCTCTTGTGTCGTTTGACAACATCTTGCCCATAAACATCAACTTGACCAATCAGGACTTTATTGGTTGGATCTGCAAGGACGGCTTCGATGGTATCGTAGCGGTCAGTAATCTTGAATGTCTTCATCTTTTTATAATCTTAATATCCCTGACGATTTTAACTGAATACTTAACGTCCTTCATTTCTTCTTCCATCTTCTTCAGGTCATCGACTGAGATCCCAAAGAGGTGCGAGGTCATGTTTCGCTTTGCGTTCATAGTGCCATTGGCTCTTTCTACACCTTCACATGCGAGGATTTCATCGTATTCATAACGGTTTTCGAGAATCCTCTGTTCAATCTTCTTTCTGTTGTTTTTGTTCATGACTTTTTTTTTAGTTCAAATCAATTTCAGGGGTGCAAGCTTCATTTATGATATGGTTCAAGCCAAGGTGGGCAGTCCTCAGACTGTAGGCTGCTTCCAAATAAAGAGTCTTTCTTTTGGAGAACAGTCTGTACTTCCGGTCATACTCCTCCACTTGTTCTTGCGTTTTCACATTGTCGAAACCATCATATAGGGCTGTAATGTCTGTTTCAACTGTTGTAATGTCATTCTCAACTTCTGCCAACTGTGCATCAATGATGCCAACAGCTTTAATCAAATCAGTCTTCTTCATATTCAATCTTTTTGGAAAAATTCTTTTGCTTCGTATTCAATCCGGATGACATCTTCTTTGCTGATTCCATATTCTTTGGCAAGCCTTTCATATCCAGCGTCAAGGACAACTTCGTCTAACTCACCAGACATCATCATCTTATCCGATAATTCTTCACAGAGGTCAAAGATTTCATTAACCAGCTGTCTCTTAAATTCCATAATCATAGTGCTTTTAGTATTCGTTAATATCATAGTATAAATGTAATCATAGTATGTGGGTATTACCCGCAGTTTTTCAAGTATTATTCATACATTATATGTTATTAACTTATACTATATCAGGCACTTGCTTCGTTTACAATCTGTTGTCCTCAAGGAAATAAGGCAACTTTCCTTTCACCCTAGCACGATCAATCATATCAGCGTTTTCTTTTGTCCATGACTTGAAACCTTCTGGCAGATCTGTAACAGAATCTTTGGGTATTACATGCTCACCATTCTGTAACTGCACAAACTCATCAACAGTGGCAAGAACAGACAGCGTGTAGCACCTACATTGTGGATGCCAACCGGTGAACTTGAATTCTTTCGGATACATCCCCTTCAGCGATTCACAGACTGAACAACCGAAGACATGGTTGGAGCGTTTCACTTCTATGCCAACGACAAAATCAAGTTGCTGATTGCTTTCGTAGTCGGATGCCCTGTAAGCCATATTGATTTCAGTTCTTGTCAGTCTCATGGCATTCTTGTAGGAACTTGCGTAACCGCCAGTCAGTCGGCTTTCAAAGTAATCTTTCATGTTCTTGGAAGGAACAAGGTCTTTATTCTTGTCTCGAACCCTATGAAACAACTTCTCAGGCTCCTGAAGATAATTTCTTAGATCCCTGCTCAGGTCTGCTGCTGACTTACCCTCAGCGAGTCCAACATCAAGTCCCATTTCAATGTCACCCCTAAATTGCTTGGAGTATTTCCACACCCTGTCGGATAGGTTCAACCCTTTGGATTTTCTTTTCTGAAAGGATGCCAGTGCTTCAAGGTTTCGTGCTTGGTACTTGGATAACTGTTCTGCTGTAAGTTCTACCTTTTCAGCGAAAACACCGACCAACTTGTCGTTCATCAGGCATGCTTCAAGCCATTCTTCGCTTGTTGCTTCGTTGATAATCATTGCAGTATTGGCATACAGGCTGTCTATAAGCCGGTCAATCCTTGCCTTGGTCTGAGGGTAGTCCTTGAATTCAAACGGAATCTTGGAATCAACGGACGAGATAGACGTACCAATCAGAGCCGCTTCTTTTGCTGCTGAAAGGTAGATCTGTTCAACCTTTTTGGCATAGAGATCAGTCCTTGTGGCGTGGTCCATCTCTGATTGTACGCATATCTTGTTCATTACACCGTTCCCTGCTCGAATACATTTTTCTTGGAAACCATTTCAGCTTCAGCGGAAACTTCATCAGCCAGGGCTTTGATTTCATCGTCAATCTCTTCTTGCGTTTCACAGAAACCAACCATCTTGACTGCCAACTTCTGAGACATGACAGCCTTGCCACCGGTAGCCTTGGTGAACTTCTCGATATCTGACGCTTCGTCATTCTGAATGAAAGGAGTAATGATATGGGTTACTTTCAGATCTCTGATGGATTCCTTCCACTTGTTGTTCATCTCACCAAGGAAAGCTTTGATGACATTGCACTCCCTATCGAAAAACTCGATGATATCACCGCTTTCGTCTCCAACCTTCAGGTGGGCATCGGTCAGCAGGGTTTTTCTTGCTTCACCTGAAACGACTCCCATTCCTTTGATGTTTTCCATTGACAGGTTCGGCAGCTGCAGTTCTTCCTCTGTGTTCTGCTTTAGGGTTTGAATGAAGAATTTCATCGCATCGATCTGCTGTGTCCATGTCACATAGGAAACGTCTCCATCCCCTTCGAGTTGATAGACTTCGCGGGCAGCATCGGTTTCCACATTGGCATTGTTCAACAACTTTCCCTTGACCTTAACAAGTGGTGCTGAGTTCTTCTTAATGATGTCTGACTCCCTAGAAAGAGCAAACTCAATCTCCTGCGTGTTGTTGGTCGTTCCTTCCCAAATGGGCATCGGTCTGCTCAGGTAAGCCAACGGATGCTTGCCAATGGCTATTGGTGAAGCATCGTCTGTGTCCTCCCAACCATTGGATCCTTTCTTGTAAACGTACTTCTGTTTCTTGGTGTAGAGTTCAAAGTACTCGACTTCCTTATTGTCTTCTGTGAACGTGTAGCCGAAACCCATTGTGATCATGTCACCATACTTGTCAAAGATTGGAAAGAGTTCAGCACATTCAATCCTTGAGAACTTCTTCTGCATGGGTGTGAAAGTTTTGCACCTGAGTTCAAACTGAGAATCAAAACCATAGTTGTTGTTTTTCTTGGGCACAGGAAACCAAACGGTGGCAACCTCACAAGCAGCGAAATAGGAATTCATCCGCTTGATGTTTTGGCTGTTGATTCTCGCTTCTCTGTAAACTTCTTCAATGGCAACAGCCTGAGCAATCTTGACCGCATCAGTACCGGTGTCATACAATCGCTTGACAGGAATGGAGAATGCCATCTGTGTCATTCGTTTGGCAGCGAGTTTCTGCTGACCATAAGTTACTCTGGCTACCTTTTCATAACCACCTGTGGCTTTCCTCTTATCAGGTCTAAGACGTTTATTGACAACGATTTCATGGAGTGACGGATCATACTCACGAACCAATGCACCCCAAGGAACAACATCAACAGTTTTCTTTTTCATTTCTGTAATCATTTCCTCGATGGACTTAATCACAACAACTACTTCTTCTTTCATCGTAAATCATTTAAAATTTGTTCATCACTAATAACATTCATTGTATTCATCGGATAAAAGGTTTGAGCAAGGGCGTCGAAGTAGTCGGTTGAACGTCCGAGCCTTTTCTTGATTTCATCCTTCTTTTCAATGATTATGCTTCCATTGGATTGAAACAACCACTTGATTTCAGTTGCTTCCTCCAACAACTTGTCATTTGGGGGCAAGCATGCACCTGTCTTGTTTGCAGGGTTCAGCCAGTCTCTAACTGCCCA